GAATCGAAGATTCTGTAGGCACACATATATTTGCTATATTTGATATTTGTACTGGAAGTGGGAAGATGGATGTTATATCCCAAGGAACAGTACATTCGTACTTTTTAATACTGTCTGGATCTTGAGTATCAAGAACAAACATATGTTGTCCGTTATCTTGGAACCTTACTCCAGAGAGTGCTTGGAAGCTAACGTTACCTACTAAAGTTGCTGTCAGAACATCCCATGCAGTGCTGAGATCATATTGTGCAATTTTATTACCAGCATTGGTTAAACCACTCACATACATTCTTGTACCATCTGGTTTGAATTCAACACCAGTTGCATAGAGGAAACTCAAACCACCTGTATTCAATGTGAGTACGTTTACTTGAGATGCTGTGCTAAAATCATATCCACTAGACATCTCATACTGTTCAATCGTACCTTGGGTATATGATGCAGAACCATGAGCAGTGTAGAAGTAACTTCCTGCTGGATCCATATACCAACCTTCAAATCCTCCATCAACTGTTACATTACCATCATTGACGAATACAGCACTCTCAATGATGTTTGGTGGGGGTGGGAAGGTGATTGTGGGGACAAAAGTATATCCATCACCAGCGGAGGTAATTCCAACGCTTGTAATAGATCCTCCAGCACCAATAGACGCCTCAAGAACTGCTGTCACCGTTGGAGGGGGATCGCTGAAGGTTAGTTTGGGTTGGAATGTATATCCAGTTCCTGAATCAATAACAGTAATTGTTCCTATTTCACGGTCATCGGGGGGAACGTTTAGTGTAACTGATAGAGTTGCTAATCTTGGATTTGGTGGATCTTCAAAAGTTACTTCGGCAGTTCCAGTATATCCAGTTCCTGGGTTTGTTATTGTTACTGTTTTTACCTCTCCAGTAACTGGATCATAAGTTCCTGTTCCAGCTGCAAAGTCTCCAGGAACTTCTGACGGTAAAATAACATTTGTATCTAACTCAATTTGATATTCTGGCGCATTAAAGAATCCCTCATTGACTTCAACGCCTCCTTCTACAATTATAAAACCACTTCTAGATCTACGTTCAACTGTTTCATAGTGGTGAACACCATTGTATAAAGTGTTATAGTCTCCATACTTCTCAAGTAAGTGCTTATCATGAGCAATCTGACTCTTTGGCCACTCTTCATACACATTATGTACGTTATTGGATAGTAGAACTACCCAATCTAAAGAAGCATCGCCATATACTTTGGCAGCTATTTGATCAGGTCTCTCATCTCCTATGATGGTATACTTGTTAAAATAACTTACACTCTGGAATATGTCCTCTCTAATTTTTGCACGTTTAAATAAGTTCTTAGTGACGGTATAGTCATTAAGAGTTTTATTTTCAAGATCTCTTGAAATGTATGCAATACTTGGAACGTGTGTAAAATAGTTGGCCATTTATCAGTATCCGATTGAGTGATCGCTTTCGCTGTAATCCTTGGCGTAGATTGGAACAAGTTCCATAAATTGCAAATTCAAATCATAGGAGATCATGGCACCATCGTCATATGCCATATATGTGCCATCTGGTGTGTAATCTACAGAACATGACTGTAAAGCACAGTCCTTAATTAGATTTATACCACTATGCTCTGTCCCTCTATGGAAGTATTGTATTTTAAATATATTGGGTGCCTTCAAGAATATATTTGCGTCAGTTGTCTTTGGTGCCATATGAAATTTGAAGAACTTGATGATTGACTTCACTTCATTTGCTTCTGCTTGAGATCTGGGTGTTAATTTAAAGTTAAAACTGAAGGCTCTTAACTGTGGACCTTGGAATAACAGTTCTGTGTTGGGGTTGAAGATTGACCTTTCAGTTCTTGCAATAATATTAGAACCAACTGCTTGTCCAGCAATGGCATTTGTAATTGCAGATTTAACTTCAGCACTATTCTCTTGCAGATTTTTTATTTGTCCAAGTATAGAAGCAATACCAGAACCAATACCACCTGAAATAGTTTTTGTTGCAACATCTGCTCCAGCAGCTTGAAGCGCACTTAAGTTATCTTCATTCCAACCAACAGCGTTGGCATCTTGAATACCACCTTGAATTGGTAGTTGAACACTTTGACCTACTGATGTTCCTTGCTGATAAGTTGTTCCAAAACCACCACTAGTGTTTAATTTAGTTGCCTCATACTTCATGGCGGTGAATTTGACATAATCAGATTCGTTACCACTTGCATCTACTGGATATTTTAAATCATTCTTACCATCGGCACCGAGATTTACTGTGTCTTGTCCAGCAGAACTAGTTATTGTTGTACCATTTAGAGATCCATCTCCAGCAGCCTCTTCATCATTGCCTCCAGTGTTGTCAGGCAATTCTGGACCACTATCTTCAACTGGTAGATCTAATACCTCTGCTACTTCTGTCGCTGATGGAGGTTTACCGTCAGCAGATACTTGCTTTAGACTACTCTTTGCTGTATAGTCTGAAACATTAGCTAAGGTTGCCTGTGTTGTCTCATCATTGGTTAACTTTTTAACAATTCTAGGATCTACACTCTTAGTTGCGTATTCAGTAGGAGTAAATGTACCATCAGGTCCTCTTGTCGCTATTGCTTTCTTTGGATCTAAAGGTTGTGGTTGTCCGAGAAGATTGTATTCTCGTTCATAAACTGTTTGTTGTTTTGTTTTGGGGTCAATTACAACAGCATAGTTAATATTAACACTTCCAGATCGAGGACTGCTACCCATGCGGGCACTTAGTCTGTGGTTAGGAGATACATAGACTTGATTTCCACCACTACCATCTTCGAGTTGGCCTTTAAATACGGATGCTTTTGCTGTTACCTCTGCTGGTTGCGGCATTTTAATTAACCTTTAAAATCTTCATCGTTTGTTCCATATCCTTTATATATAAGTGCTCCGCGAAGCATTTTCCTAAAGGATCGGTTATTATTCTTCCAAACGTCTGTGATATTAATAGAGCGTGATTTGCCGTCTTTAATACTAACGAAGTCTTCTATTGGTAAATTAGAAGCGGATGTCCACTCAGATCTAGCAACGTCTAGCAACAGACCTTTAATTTGACTTATATTATATTTAGATATGGAATTATAGGGTAATGTCAACTTGTTGCGACGAAGATTATTGACAACTATTCTTCTTTTTAGTGGATGAATGTAATGCAAATTGCAACCTAAAAAAGAAGTTCCTTCAAGTTTAATTACAAATACTAGTGGAAATGGGTCAAATACAGATACATTATCTTTTTCAGATGAATATTCAAACATAAAGAGATGTCCCTGTTTTGGGAATCTTCTGATTACATTATCATCTGGACTATCACTATTACGATCACTCAATTCATCTCTAATGAGTTTTTGTGGGTCTGCAGCATATTTTTTTGATAATCTTCTAAACGCCCTTCGGTAAAAGAATGGTGACTTACCAGACTCTATATCAACTTCTTGCTGTAAATCTTCAAATAGTGTATTTTTTGACATTACTTGATTCCTAGTTCGTCTTCGGTTATAATCTTAAATTCAAGTCGTCGATCTTTACACCATTCTGTTGCTGCTTTCCATTTAGCTTTATTTACTTCGTATGTCTTTGCTTCATAAATGAATGATTTAGTTACTTTTTTAGACTTTCTTTGTGGAGGTTGAGTTTGCTTTTTGGGTTTTACTTCAACCACATAGGTTTTTGTTGATCCATTCTTCTCTTTTACTTTTATTAAAAAGTCTGGAAAGTATCGGTGGACTCTACCATCGAGGGGTGATAGATATGGGATGCAAAACTCTTCACTCGCCCACTCTACAATATTCTCATTCAAGTCACACCAAGCACAGAATTTTCTCTCCCAACTACTTCTACATATAATGTTATTTGGATTCCCCTTATATTTTTTGGGGAATGATGGTTTATATCTGCTCTTAATACTTTCCTTCATAAAGTCGGCTACATATTATATACGGATCCTTAGACTTATTTAGATGGCTCGCTCATCAAGAGACTCAATACCAGGTGGGTTTAACCCAGAAGCAGGTGGTTCAACTAGCACCCCAATTCATCCTGGCGTAAAAATGTCAGAGTTGCGCTCAAAGATAATGCGCCCATCTCTGACATCAACCTATGCTGTTATTGTAAAGCAACCAAAAGGGTGGTCGTTTGATGGTTTTGATAATGAATTATTGGAGTTAACATGTGTTGAAGCATCTCTACCTGGTTCTAGTTTAGGTACTATAGAGACTAATAGAGATTACAGGGGAGTTATTGAGAAGCATGCATATGCTAGATTATATGATGACACAATTGATTTCACCTTTTTGGTGACAATGGATTCTCCCCCAACTAATGCTATTAGTTTATCGCAAACTACTAATCCTGAAAAAAGTTATCAGCAGATAAAGTTTTTTGAGGAATGGATGGGATATATAATTGGTGATGATAGAAAGAATGATACTGCCAGAAAGTCCCCCACATATCAAACTAGTTTGAGATATCCAGAGGAATATCAGGCAGAGTTGACTATTGTTAAATTTGAAAAAGATCTGGGATTTGGAAAGGACGCTAATCAAAACATATTAGTTTATGAATTTGTTCAGGCATTTCCAAAGGCAGTCAGTTCCATGGCAATCAGTTATGATGGATCAAATCTCTTAAAAACAACAGTATCATTTACATATACTCGATACTTCCTCTCTAGTATAGAATCAAAAGTTGATTCTAATTATTCCTCAAATCGTGGACGTAATCCAAATTCTCCAGGCAATCCTGACGTTCTAAATCAGGATATTGCCAGTATCGCTAGAGGTGCGTTAGCTAACGCTGGTGATATTGTAAATCGGAGAAGTTCTAGTCTTTGGTCTGGAACCACGTTCAAAGCTAACACATAACCCTATAAATAAAATACGCGAATTGATAATCTATGCCATTACCTACTATAGCAGCTCCAACTTATGATCTTGTTCTTCCCTCTACGGGAGAAGAGTTGCAGTTTAGACCATTTTTAGTAAGAGAAGAAAAACTCTTAGTTCTTGCTTTAGAAAGTGAAGATCCAAAACAGATTACTACTGCAATTAAAACTGTAATTAAAAATTGCATTTTGACAGATGGTATTAAAGTTGAGTTTTTACCAACTTTTGATATTGAATATTTGTTCTTAAATATTCGTGGTAAGTCTGTCGGTGAAGAAATTGAAGTGAATGTCCTTTGTCCTGATGATGAAGAGACTTACGTTCCAGTAACTATTAATATTGACGAAATCAAAGTCAAAAAGAATGATAAGCATGATAGGTTGATTAAGATTGATAGCAGTATTGCTATGGAGATGAAGTATCCATCTTTGGAGCAATTCATCAAGAGCAACTTTGATTTTTCTGGAGAGAATAA